AGTCCTCCAAGTGGGGCTCCTGCAGCACCACCAGCAACACCACCAATGGCACCACCAGCAATTCTACCTATTTTTTCACCCCTACCGGACTTTTTTAATGCGTTCCTACCCCCCTTCAATGCACCACCTAATCCACCTTGTGCGGCTCGACCACCAGTTTTACCACCTACTTTGATACCTTGTCTAATAACTTGTTTTGCAATACCACTATATTCATTTAATTGTTCACCCTCTAATTCATTATGTGCACGAAGTGCTGCTCCAGCACCTCCACCGATTGCACCACCGATTACTCCTCCAATCGCACCACCTTTTGCTGCTTTCTTCAGACCCTTAACTTTCTTACCTTGTAGTTTTTGTTGTGTTGCTTTACCTGCAGCAGCACCTGCACCACCACCAGTTGCACGACCAGCAATTGAACCAGCAACATGACCCGCAGTAGATCCTACTGCCTTACCAACAGTCCCACCAAGTGGGATACCAGTTGCTTTTCCGATTGCACCACCTATCGCACCACCAGCAGCACGACCAGCAGCTGCACCAGCAGTTCCACCAACTGCAGCACCAGATCCACCACCGATTGCAGCACCTATCTTTCCTTCTTCAATCTTTTCAAGATCATTGAGAACCTCTTCTCTCCAATTGTATGATTCACCAACTTTCTTCTTAACACAGTTTGGATATCTTTTACCAAACATTGTCTTCATACCTTTCTTCTCATAACCTTTCCAACACTTCTCATCAAGTGTCTCTTCACTCATGCCTTTGGTTTTTACACCTCGTCTTGCTTCATGTTCTTTCTTTCTTTGTACTGCAAGTTTTGCTCTTTCTGATGGGTCTTGTCCACGAGGGCCAGATCCTCGTGAATCAAAAGCACCTTTTTTACCAAACCTTCTCTCATTTCTATCTGCTGTCACACCAAACACTTTTAGATCATCTACCTTTGCTTCTGATACACCTGCTTTTCTTAAAGTCTTTGCTTGCTTAGTATGCAATGCAACTGCTTTATCAAGTTGTGCAGGAATGTCATTTGCTGCCTTACCAGCATCCTTTTTAACTTCCTCTGAATCTCTCAATCTCTTTGCCTGACTCTTATGCATAGTCACTGCTTTATCTAATTCAGCAGGGATTTTATTTACCGAAGAACCATAATGTTTTTCAGTAACCTGTTGAGTTCCCTTCCAAACACCATTTTCATTTGTGATTGGTTGTAAATTATCAGGGCCGATAATATCTGTTACGTCTGCTATAATTTGTCCTTTTGAATTTGCAATCTCTAATCCTTCTGACTTATTACCCCAGTTTGCAGCACCAACTTTTCTACACTTAACTAATGCACCTGATGCATATGCACTTGGCCATACAGAATATCTTGACTTAACTTTATGATAGCAAGCATCTTTTTTACCACTTCCTTTACCTTTCTTGTCTTTTACTTCACTTAAAATATCATATATTGTTCCTGCCTCTGAACGATATTTTTCTTTTGGATCTTCTACAATATATTCTACAATTAACTCGTCACCTACTTCAATATTGTTTTCTGCAAACCAACCACGATTTACTTCGATTGCCAACTCAATAGCACCATCAGAATATACAGGGTTATTATCTCTTGGTTCTAATGGTTTGATACTTTCAATAATACCATTTTCTTTAACAAATGCAATGTCGAGAGGTATTGTAGTTTCAGTCATATGAAATGACTGTTGTGCAATACGATCAAATACAAATAGCATACCACTATTTGTTTCTAGACTTTCACGGAACATTAATCCTTTCTTAAAATCACTTTGATTTTTAGGAACTTCAAGTCTTAAGTCAAGTGTTGTGAATTCTTCTTTGTTCATGACATATGATTTGTATGTTGGACTTTTCTTTTCAACAGGTAAACCTGCTCTTCTCTTTGCCTTATTTCCTGATCCTCTATCAGTTTCACTAGGAATATTCTTCACTGCTGCTTGTGCAGTAGGAGGATGTGTTGATTGTAAACGAGCTTGTCTTGAAACTCCTTTACCACCATATGATTCTTTCATTTTTTTCTTAGGATCAGTTGAAACCATTGTTGGTGCGGCTGCACCTGATTTCTGTGGTTGATTAGGGTCTTTTGCTACCTTTCTTCTTCTTGCACTATCTCTCTCTTTTTTACTCATAGATGCTCTCTTTGATGAAGAGGTACATTTAGGAGTTGTTGTTTGACCGGGTTGACGAGCACAAGGCTTACCATCATACTTACCACCAACTTGAACCCAACCTTTTACTTTGCGTCCAGACTTAGTAGTTCCGCTTGATTTGCCAAACCATGCACGAAGACCTTCTTCGCTCATGTTCTTTGGTTTTTTACCCTTCTTTTTCATATCAATGGCAATCGCAGCCTGTTGTGCAGGATTTGCTGCCTCTTTCACCTCTTTACTATCAAGATAATCAGCAGCAGTGTCTAAGTAATCAGATGCCTTAGTTATCTTTGATTGAACCCACGCTTTGAAATTTTTCTTGCTACGAGAATGTTTTTCAATACGTTTAGATGCTCTCCCTGCAGTTTTAAGTTGATTACGAATCATCTCTGGTTCATGATCACCATCTTTAGTTTCCTTCATCAGAAAACCATCACCACGAACAGTATGTCCATCAGGAATGGGCATACACTTTTTCTCAGTGTTACAATAGTAGTATCCTTTTTTACAGGATTTCATCATTCTGCAGTTTTTGTATCATTATTATTTAGAAAACCTTTCTTTAGCATTTTTGAAAGTTCTGTTGTTGATCCTACAAATAAAGCATTATTAGTAACATTTCCTTGTGCTTTTGCACCCTCTTCATCTAATTCTTTTACCTTCTTTTGAAGATCCATTAGTTTATCAGTGCTATCTGCGACACTTTTAATTAATTGACCTGCAACTTCATACGCTCTAGGACTCGCAGTTTCACTTGCAACCTCCATAATTCCATTGATTGCTTCTTGACCTTTTTCAATTAAAGAATATAAATTACCTCTTGTGTAACTATAATCCTTTTTTATATCATCTTTTTTTAAAACTACATTCGGTAGTTCTGGTTTATCATTGTCTTTTTTAACAATAGATGTTTCCACATTTAAAGATTTTTCAATGTCATCAAAGTTTGTATTCATGAGTCTGTCCTTGTAGCAGGATTAAATTGCAATGAATCTGTGAATATACTGGATACTTCATTAAATCCAAAATCATCTCCAGCTTCAACTAAAGCATCGTCTGCTGTAGTTAATTTATTAACTTTACTATTTTCAAGATGCTCTGCTTTGATTGTTTTACTAAATCCTCTCTTCACAACAAGTGTTGTTGCATCTGGTTTTTCTTTGATTTGCATGACTTCACTATCAATTACAATTCGATCTTTTATAGCAAAATTAGTGGTATCTGTAACATTGATTCTAACTTGAGAATTAGTAATATCAAATGTTAATGTAGCAGTATTATCATTATCATAATCTTTATTTGCTTGAGGTGTAACAACATATCTTAATTCTCTTCTAGCATTTTCCCTATCCATTGTAGTATGATAATCCAACTGAACTTTTTTAATAATTCCCTCTGGAGTATCTGCAACAGGGCCGAATAGATATGTTTTTGCTGTAAAGTTTAGAGTGTATATCAATGCTCTTCGAGTCGCAAAATCACCTTCATAATCATCTTGGAATGATATATTATCCAGTACAACACTTATATCTCTTTTCTCACCAATTACACTCACTAAATCCACAGAAAGGTTAAATGCAGGTTGAAAATATGGAAGTATTTGTTCTACGATTTGTAGTCCATCATCATTTAATTTTACTAATACATTTAATTCAAATCCCACATTATATGGTACAGGCATGAATACTTTTCTAAGTTTATTATTATTATCTGCTGCTTTGAATGTTTGAGTTATACCTGCCTTTCTTGTAGCATCATATGTGATGTTTGTCATCTCAAACGACATTCTAGGTAATGTTATCTGAGTTGCACGATTTAATTCTGGTTGTTGTTCAATTCTTGCTAAAAACTTTTGCATTGGCCCATATGCCAAAGCAACTTTCATGTCACTTATTTCTTTTCCTGCTTGATCTTTATGTCGAATATGAATATCATTAAACAGCGTACCAAATGCAATAACTGTTTTTCTAAGTATTTCGTGATAGTAATATGTTCCTAACATTAGAATGTACCAAATGGATTAGACTCCGCAAAATCAATGATTGCATCTGCTTCAGTTTCAAACTCGTCGTTATCACTGTAACTATCATATATATCTCTCGTGTCATGTGTCTTTATATTGTAAACGACCAATTGAGTTGTCCCTGTACCGACTGTTATAAGTTGAGTTCCTATACCAACAGATGTGTTTAGAGATGGTCTACTCATGAGAATATTACCGTTTAAGTCTGGTGGAATGGGAGGTTCTAATGCTAATACTGTTACTCCAACTCCTATCACACCATCTATTGCAGACATTGCAGCACCAACAACAATACCAGATGTATCAATACCTACAATTCTTGTACTGTTTACACCACAAGTTCCTGATTGGAATTTAGTTCCAACAAATATAACCGTGGTACTATGAATCTCTTCACCGGGTAAGAACCCTAGAGTTGTTGTTCCAATACCAACATTAGATACTTTCAGAATCTTAGTATCTGAATCCCATTCTTTAACTCTTGCTTGTGTGCCTGAAGTTTGACCAGTAATAATATCATTAAGTTCAAAATTACCACGACCTGTAATAATATCTGGTGGGCCTATTGTAACAGTTGGGGCTGACGTATATCCTTGACCGGGATCTTTGACTCTTATTGATTGTAATTCACCATTACTTACATCAACTACTGGTACACCCACAGCAGTAGTTCCTGATCCGGTAGGGCCTGCAATAGTTACTGTGGGTGGTGTTACATAACCTGCTCCATCACCTGTGACTGCAAACTGAATTACACCTCTTTCAGTTTTTTCAATTGTACATGTTGCAATTGCACCACTTCCTCCACCACCAACAATATGAATATTAGGTGCCTGTGTATATCCAGCACCAGCATTTGTTAATAGAAGTTCTTTAACAGACTGTACACCGTCTACACTAGTGGTTATGGCAACTGCAGATGCATTTACACCTTGAACATGCCTAGAGGTCGATATAAAGACTGTAGGAGTCGATGAATATCCAGTTCCATCATTGAGGACTGTTAATGATCTAATATACCCTGTAGGGGTTATCGAAGGTGCTATTACAGCAGATGCAAGTGCAGTTGTTCCTGATCCAACTAATTCAAGAGTAGTGATAAATCCTTCATCTTGAACTTGAGTATCAATTTCATCAATTGATGTATCAATAATTTCATCCTCATATTCAAAGAGTTCACATTGAAGTTCGTAAACATAATTTTTTTGAAGTTGATAAAAAGGTTTCTCATGTTCTACAAATTTTACTTCAAATAATCTTTGACCTAACGGAAAATATATTAAGTCACCTTCTCTTGGCCTTGATCCCAATTCAAAATCAAGATCATCTAAAAATGGTGCAATAAAATCTTCAAATCTTTCTTTTGATATTGTAACTGTTAATTCATCTCTTAAACTGACACCAAATTTTGTCATTACATCACCAGCACCAGAATATCCCTCATAGGTATTCACATATGCTTCAAGTAAAAAATTATCTTCAAATCTTGATGATTGTACTTCTTCTATAATTGATTGTTTATTTACAAATTTTCTAGGAATGTAAGTAACCTCTACCCCATAAATTTGCACCTGCTCATTTATGAGATCTTGAATTAATCTCTGTTCACCTTGAGATCCTTGTAGAAAAAACGGATTTAATGGCATACATCTATCCTATAAAATCAAGAGGTGGTAATGTATACTCTTCTTGTAATTTAGTTAATGCAAATTCTAAATCTCTCTGACCGTCTTCATATATTTCTCTACCATTTAATTCTAATCCACCGGGAAGTTTTACTCCTCTAAATTTAATCAAATTTTGTCCCCACTGACGTTTCATCAATGCAGTCAAATACATTTTCAAGAACATATCATTATAAATTTTCGTATAATCATTTGGATCTAAAATTCTCAAGCAATCTATAACTATAAAATCTCCTGCATTTAAAGAGTTATAATCCATATCAAGATATAAACGTCCTTGTTTTTTATTAAATCTAATTTGCCTCTCAGGTGTTAATAAAAAGTCAATATCTTCTAAGTAACTTTTAACCATTGAATACTGTAGAAGTTCAACTGAGTTAAAATAATACAAATCATTTAAAAACAACTGATACTTGATACTAAACATACCTCCAGATATTGAACTGGAATCGAATTTAAATATTTTTTCTACACCAATAATTGAATCTGGAACTTGAATAAAGTTTGAGTTTTCTGTAAATTGTGTTGTTGTGCTAACTCCAGCTTGTTGCGATTGTCCTATTGTTGATATACCACTTGAACTTACAAGACCTTGTTGATTACTAGATCCCGGTGTTGCCTTTCCTCTATCAATTTCAGATTGAGTAAATTCATGTTTTAAATACATCTCCTCAATACCATCAAAATGCCTCTCATGAAACATTTGAAGAGCATCATCTACTAAATCTTCTATTTGTTCATCAGCAAGATTTATCTCCAATACAGGGGCACCTAACCTCCTTAGACAGTATTCGATTAGATGTTCTCTACTAGCTGGTTTTGAGTAGTTTATCGCCATTACTCTGCTTCAACCTCTGATGCTAAGTTTTCGTATTTTTCTTGCCACTTCAATGCCTCTGCGGCCAATTTAGTTTTTTCATCATTAAAGTCAGTTAATACTGTAGTCAATTTTGCTTCCAAAAGAATATTTTGGTTTGTTAATGTAGCAATTTTTTGATTATAAAGTTTAATCAAAGTGTTCACATCAACGTCATTATTTTGATTATTCATGAATTAAAGTTAGAAAGTTCCCCCGTCTATGGTCGTTGTCCAGACAGGTTTGTTTGTGTAATTTACACTTACTGCACTAGGTGTAACAGATGTGGTTGCACCATTCTTTGCAATATCTGCAGATGTACCAAATGTACCAGTAACACCAATCAAAACCATTGTGGTTGAGTTTGATGTACTCTTCACAACACCTTGTTGTGTTCCACCAGCCTGAGTGATTAAATCACCAGCAGTTACGGAAACTGCACTAGGTAGTGTAAGTGTGACTTCAGTTACTGCAGTTAATAACTGTGTTGAAGTAAATGTTGCAGCACTTGGTGCTGTTGTGGAAGTCTGTAAACCTGCGTTGGTAAAGTATACTATACCATGAGTTGCAAAGTCTCCTGACTGATAGTAGATACCTTTGATATCAAGATATCCTTT